TAATGTGACAAAGGGAACAGGATTATTCAATCCTTCCATATACTATGATGAAAAGAACGATCAGCTTCTTTTGAATCTACGACATTGCCAGTACACTTTCTATCATTCTGAGAAAAAAATGTTCGAACACGAGTTCGGACCGCTTCTGTATCTAAACCCAGAAAACGATATAACGCTAACAACAACTAACTATCTGTGCTATCTGAATGAAGATCTGTCTCTTCAGAAGTTCAGCAAGATCGACACTTCAAAGTTTGATGTTACTCCTATTTGGGAGTTCATTGGTCTTGAAGATGTTCGACTATTTCGTTGGGACGATAAACTATACGGCTGTGGTGTACGAAGAGACACAACACCAAATGGCGTTGGTAGAATGGAACTGTCTGAGATAAAGACAGACTTCATGGGTAATGCATCAGAGGCTTCTAGATGGCGTATCCCAGCACCAGGTGAAGATGATACTTATTGTGAAAAGAATTGGATGCCAATTTTAGATCAACCATATCATTATGTTAAGTGGAGTAATCCGACAGAGATCGTAAAGGTTGATCCAGTCAAAAAAACTTGTATCACTACCTACACAGGCAAGCATGATCCAACTGCTGGCTACTATAGAGGTGGTTCACAGGTACTAAATATAGACGGATACTACGTTGCCCTCACTCACACTGTAAGATTGTTCAAAAGTGAAGCTGGTAAAAAGGATGCCATATACAGACATGCTTTTGTGGTCTGGGATAAAGACTGGAATGTTATCAAGTATACTGATGAGTTTTCTTTCATGGGTGCTGATGTTGAATTCAGCTGCGGTATGGCTGAATACAAAGGCAATATCTTAATATCCTTTGGTTTCCAGGACAACGCAGCATATGTTTTATCAGTACCTAAACAATTTTTGAGTGATTTTATTAATGGATAATCTGCAACGGATTCTTGAAGAATATATTTTCGATAAAGAAAACCCACAAAAAAACTATAATCTGGCTGTCGAATACGAGTCTATCGGTCAGACAGCTTCTGCCATATCTTTCTTTTTAAGAGCAGCCGAAAGAACACGAGATAAAGTTCTGAGTTATGAGTGTCTGCTGAAGATCGGTTTGTGCTTCGAGCGTCAGGGTAACAGAAACAATAGTGCACTTGGATCTTTCAAGCAAGCGTTGATGCTTCTACCCAATAGACCAGAAGCATACTTCTTGGTGGCACGTAACTATCAAAGAAATAATCTGCATGTTGATGCTTACACCAACAGCGTTTTCGGTTTAATGCAAGCTGACATAAAAGTCAAACCATTGTCTGGGTATGTTGAGTATCCTGGCGAGTACGCCCTTCTGTTCCAGAAAGCAGTATCTGCTTGGTGGTGGGGAAGAGAAAACGAATCAAGAATTCTGTTCAGAGAGATAGCAGATAATTATTATGATGTTCTGGACGAGTCGCACTTCACTGCTGTCAAGAATAACCTACATAACCTGGGTATTGGTCCAGAGTGGGTGACCCACAAGCACTACGAAACATGGAAGCATAATCGTCTACGATTCAAGTTTAACGGATCCGAAAAGATGAAATACAGCCACGGACAGGCATATCAAGATCTGTTCGTGCTGTCAATGCTTAATGGTAAGACAAACGGCACATACTTAGAGGTTGGTAGTGCTGGTCCTTACTACGGAAACAACACAGCCCTTCTGGAAGAAACCTATGGCTGGTCTGGCGTTGGTATTGACTTTGATGATAACTTCGTCAAAGAGTATACAGCTGCCAGAAAGAATCCCGTCTTGAATCAGAACGCACTTACAGTTGACTATTCGAAAGTTCTTGGTGAGCTTGCTGCCGATGGTGTCGTTGATTACCTACAGTTGGACTGTGAACCATCGTCTATTACCTACGAGATAATGACAAAGATTCCATTTGATCAGTTCAAGTTCCGTGTCATTACCTATGAACATGATCACTACTTGGATATGACCAAATCATATCGTAAGAAATCACGCGACTATCTATCTGCGCTTGGTTACGTTCTGGTTGTACCAGATGTGTCAACTGATGGTCATTCTTCATTCGAAGACTGGTGGGTTCATAAAGATTTAGTCGAACCTGGTGTGATCGAGAAAATGCAGATCAAGGTTGGAAAGATTACTGACGTTGAAAAATACATGTTCCCAGCAGTGCCATACATGGCAGATTTTGATTGGGGAGAAATCGCTGAGAATGAGTGGTTCCACGGTGTTGTTTACAACGAAATATTTGTAGATAACGTATACGAAAGATTTGTTTCTGTGGACGAAGGTGATGTGGTCGTTGATGTTGGAACAAGTGTCGGACCGTTCATCAAAAAGATACTTGATAAGAAACCAGCAATAATTCATGGGTTTGAGCCAAATAAATCTCTATGTGAAACCGCTGTTAAAAATGTTGGTGGTGATAATGTCAAGATTCACAATTTTGGTATTGCACCTAAAAATGCAACAACTCTTGGCGGTATGTTCGATAAAGATGTTATCAATATTCAAGATGTTCCAAAGGAAGTTAACTGCATAACATTTTCACAATTCATCAAAGACAACAACATCGAAAAGATCGACTTCCTAAAGACTGACTGCGAAGGCGGTGAGTATGATATATTCAATGACGAGAACTTTGATTGGATCATAAAAAATGTCAAAAAGATATCTGGCGAATTCCATCTTTGCAGCCCAGAGCAAAAAGCTCAGTTCAGAAAATTCAGAGACACTTATCTCAGACACTTTAGAAAATACAAAGTAGAATCAATTGATTATGTTGATATTCAATGGGATATGTGGAACGACAGCTTTATCGAGTTCTACTATGCGATCAATATCCATATCGACAATACGGAGCCTGTAGAGTTTGAGCACTGGAGAGCTACTGACTTCCCGACTATGGAAATCACAACTAACATCGCAGCCAAAGGTTGCGTAGTTGACTGCACCTTCTGCCCACAGAGAACCCTTGAGAAGGCATACAAAGGAACTCGTATTCTATCTCTCGATGATTTCAAAATGGCTATAGACAAGTTGCCTAAAGAAGTCCGTGTGACATTTGCTGGATTCACTGAACCCTGGTTGAACAAGCACTGTACGGACATGGTTGAGTATGCCCACGAAAAGGGGCACCCAATATCAGTGTTTACCACTGCGGTTGGTATGACAGTTGACGATGTGCATAGGCTGAAGAAAATTCCATACGCTGGTAATCCAAACGGTGGATTCGTTCTCCACCTACCTGATCAAGAGCGTATCGCCAAACACCCGCTGAACAAGAACTTCATAGCAGTCATGGAAGCCTTCCACGAAGTCCAGCACGAGATTCAGAACTTCACCACCATGTGTATGAGTGATACTGTTCACGAGAAGGTCAGACACCTGTTCCCAACGTCCTATGTCCCTCAGTTCTGGGATAGGGCTGGTAACTTGTCTGGTGAAGGTTCCTTGAAGCCAGAGCTTGATAAGCTACGAGATAAATACCTTTCGGTACACTATAGTGATACACCAAAGACCTGTGGCTGCGTGGAAGATCTATACCACAATGTCATGCTACCAAACGGTGATGTATCCTTGTGTTGTATGGATTATGGGCTAGAGAACATTATTGGGAACCTGTTTGAACAGGAATACAATGATGTTGTTCCAAAAAGGCATACCTGTTTCGAGATGTGTAAGACTTGTGAGAATGGTGTAGACCCACCAGGATTTAAGGGTATCCCAATCACAATAGTGCAGTAAGCTAAATACTGCATATTACGGGAGATTTACATGTTACCATCATCGAGAAACGAACTAAAAGAATACTGTCTGAGAAAACTTGGTAAACCAGTCATTGAAATCAACGTAGACGATGATCAGGTTGAAGACCGCATTGACGAAGCCTTGCAGTTCTATTGGGATTATCACTTTGATGGTACTGAGATGATCTATTACAAGCATCAGCTCACCGAAGAAGATAAGGTCAACAAGTACATTATTCTCCCAGAGAATATTATCGGTGCTGTCGAGGTTTTCCCAATAGGTGACCCGACAGTCCGATCAGACGATCTGTTCAACATCCGTTATCAGATCGCCCTGAACGACCTGTACACCCTAACCAGCGTTTCGATGGTTCCATATTACATGGTTATGGAACACCTGGCTCTGATTACTCAGCTTCTTGTTGGTCAGAAGCCAATTCGATATAACCGTCACCGCAATCGCTGCCACATTGACATGGATTGGGATACCGTCAATATTGGCGAGTATCTATTGATTCGCGGTTACGAGGTTGTGGATCCTGAGCAGTTCACTGACGTATACAAAGACCAGTGGTTAACAAGATATATCACAGCACTTGTTAAACAGCAGTGGGGTCAGAACCTAACCAAGTTCACTGGTATGCAGCTTCCAGGTGGTGTCACATTTAACGGAAAGCAAATCTACGATGATGCTACTGCTGATATCGAGCGTATGCGTCTGGAAATGATCAACACATACAGCCTACCAGTTCTTGACATGGTTGGATAATAAATGGCGACTTCCGTCTACTTTAACAACTTTCAGTCTAGTCAAGAACAGCTACTGATTGAAAATCTGATTATTGAGTCTATAAAAATTTATGGGCATGATGTGTATTACATGCCAAGGATCCTGGATAATAAAGATCCTATCTACGGTGAAGCAACTTCATCGTCTTACGAGAACGCTTTCTTTGTTGACATGTATATCAAGAATGTCCAGGGCTTCAAAGGACAAGGCGATTTCATGTCCAAGTTTGGTCTACAGATCCGCGATGAAATCACATTCACAATCGCTCGTAGAACATTCTCAGAAGAAGTCGGAATGTATGATGATTTGGTTCGCCCTCGTGAAGGTGATCTGATCTATCTGCCACTCAACAAAAAGATATTTGTTGTTAAGTTCGTTGAACATGAAGCGATCTTCTATCAAATGGGTGCATTGCAAACCTATGATTTAGAATGTGAATTGTTCGAATACTCTGGCGAAACTTTCAATACTGGCATTCCAGAAATCGACAGCTTGATGGATGGTTACAATCCAAACATGACAAGCGAAGAACTGATGATGGAAGATGGGTTGGTCTTTATTGACGAAGACGGATTCCCAATTATCAATGAGGCATATGCTTTGGATCCGAACACATCTGATAACACAGATTTTGAACTTGAAGCCAATGACGTTATTGACTGGACAGAACTCGATCCATTCAGTGAGGGTAGATACTAATGTTTAATACCACCTATTACCACGATACGCTGCGAAAATATGTTATCTACTTCGGAACATTGTTCAACGATATCTATGTTAATCGTGAAGTCAATGGCGAAGTAACACAGACTCTTAAAGTCCCATTATCATATGGACCAAAAGAGCCAATGCTGGCTCGTCTTGAGTCTGATCCAAACCTTAACAAACCAACCGCTATTGTGCTGCCCCGCATGTCATTTGAAATGACAAGCTTCAAGTATGATAGATCTCGCCACCTTTCTACAGTCGGTAAGCGTGGTAAGACAGCCACAGCCAACGAAAGCTTAAAGTATATCTACAATCCAGTACCATACAACATTGATTTCCAGCTATACATTATGGTCAAGAGTGCCCAGGATGGTACGAGAATTGTTGAGCAGATTCTTCCATACTTCACACCAGAGTGGACGGCGACTCTTAACCTCATCCCAGAAATGGCTATAACCCATGACGTTCCTGTTGTCATGACCGATATATCCATGCAAGATACCTATGACGTGAAATTCACACAGCGCAGAGCAATTATCTGGACGCTGAAGTTTACCATGAAGGGTTACTTATACGGTCCAGCAAAAGAAAGCAAGATAATCAAGACTGCAAAAATGAATCTGTATGCTCCATACAAGATCGAAATACCTCAATCGATTCTTGAAGGTGATCCAGATGAAACATTGACAATCTATCCAGGGCTTACCGCAAATGGTGAGCCAACATCTAACTCATCAATATCTGTTCCAATAAGTGAAATAAATGCTGATGATAACTATGGTTTTATTACTGAGTACGAATC